CAACCACTTCCTTGCCCTTGGCTTGGATGGCAGACGACAGTAGTGTCAGCCCGTTTTGGGCCAAGCTACCGAGGAGGGATGCGACTATTGGAATCATTTCGTTTTTCCTTTTCAACTTCTCTGCGTAATTTTTCCATCTTTTCAATTTGCGTTTGGGCTTCCTTTTTGGTTTGCAGCACATCCATGTACAACATTCCAAGTAGAGGCAACAACACAACTACAAGCAAACAAGCAGCAATCCAACCCATCACTAACTCCCAGTCCTGTTTAAGAGGGCTAACAGTAGCCACAGGTATAGGAGGAAAAGAAAAGTCGCCAGCAGGTACGCCTGCCTTTCTCTTAGGAGCCGCTCCTCTTCCTTGCGTTGCCATGATTCATCATCCCGTTTCTTCCTTGCCTTGTCCTGTTCTATCTTAATGACATCCCGCATATCAAAAACTTTGCTATACAAAGCCCCCATCTCTTTAGGAGCGCCGTACACCATTGCCTCTCTAATCTCCGTCTCCAGCAATGCCATCTGGTCTTGAGCCATGACCCGCTTTAGGGCGGCTTCCATCAGGTTTGCATCAGGATCGTAGACAGTTTTGCTCTTCTCTTCCTCTTCCCTTATGTGTTCAGCAAGCTGTTCTTGTAGCTTGAAAAACTGAGAAAGCTGGACAACGATGTCCGACATGACTTGGGTTTCGTCAACGGCAACGTAGGCTTCCTTCTTTTTCGCCACAGGCTTGGGGCCTGGGGTGGTCGCTGACCCGAAGAGCTTTGCCCAGAATCCTCTGACTGCTTTGACATCTGAAGCAACTTCGTCAACAGTCTTCTTAATCTCCATGAAAGACGTTTTAGCGTCTTTGTACAGCTTGCATCCTTGCTTAATAGCGGCGACACAGGCATTTGCAGCAAAAAGGATGGAGATCGGGTCCACATTGTTACAGACCCTAGTTAAACAAGAGGAAGAAGCCCTTTGCCTGCGGCGTAGCCGGAACGTAGGTGACGATGACTACTCCTTGCCTTCCAGAGGCACCACCAAAAGTAGTTCCCGCTGTAGTTGTGCCAGCGCCGCCGCCGCCGCCGCCATAAAAGCCACCAATGGTGGTCAGCGCATCATTTTCGTCATCGCCACCACCACCACCACCGCCGCCACCCACGCCAAGCACATCAATGCCTGCCCCGCCAAAGCTGTTGGCGGTACCTGTAGAGCCGCCTGCGCCGCCACCTACCGCGCCATTGGTGTTACTAGTGCCTCCGCCCACACCGGCTGCGCTATTGCCCCCGGTGCCTCCCGTAGCAGCAGAGGCATTACCCCCCACAGTTCCTCCTCCATTACCGCCACCGCCACCGCCTGCAATGTTTCCCGCAGTACTAGAGCTAATACCATTTCCCCCTGTGCCGCCAGCGCCATTTGGGCCGCCAGCGCCAGCGCCACCGCCACCACCGCAACCAACAGACACAGACAAAGTAATAGCACCTGCGCCGCCAACACCTCCGTTAAAGGTTGAGCCTACGCCTGCCGTACCGCCCGTAGAAGTAGGGGGAGAACCACTAGTAGCACTTCCACCGCCCCCGCCTCCAGCGGTTGATGCTCCAGAGTCCCATGAGGTAGTCCCGCCCGCAGTACCGTTAACGGCTGCACTGCCGCCAACGCCATTGGAGCCTGCTTGGTAGGTAATGCTTGCGCCGGGAATTTCCGTTTGATTAAGTAATTTTGTGTAGCCGCCACCGCCGCCACCGCCGCCACCCGCTCTGGAGCGCGAACCAGCACCACCTCCCCCGCCACCAAACAAATGAATGGTATTGTTGGTGTCGTTCCAGTCTATTGGAACCGTAAAGGTGCTTGAAGTAGTGGAATCAAGAACAATCACCGCCGTGGCTTCTCTTTGGGTTAAAAAGAACCCACGTCCTAGATTACTTGTGGTGCGGTAGGTAGAGCCTGTTCCGATGTACCAAGTGTCCGATATTGGAGAAGCAACGAGGTTTACAATCGTGAGGTAATCAATTCCCGTTAAGTATCCCCCGCCAGATTTTGTAAGAGTATAGACAGCGGTGCTTGATGCCTGAAGAGTAACCAAATTACCAGCAGAACCAGACAATGACCAATTTGCAAAAGTCTGGCCTGACCTAAAAAAAACAGTGTGTGCAACGGTCTTGGTAGAGTTGATGTCCCCAAACGTATTTATGCCGTCAATAGCCAGCGATTGACTTGTTGCCGCCCCTCCCCCAATTGTCAAAGTGTTGTAGGTTTTGTTACCCCCCTCAAAGACTTTTGCGCTGGAATTCACAGCTCCGCTCAACACAATGTTGGCGGTGTTGGCGTTAAAGGTCAGGTTTGTTACGGTCGCAAGATCCCAAACCGTCCCCGTTCCAGTTAATGTCCAAGTACCTGACCCCATTGTCACGGTTCTAGCTGTGCTGCCTGAGGAATCAAAGGTACTCGCAGTGAAGTTGTATCCAGCGGCGTTAAAGGTTCCAGCAGTTACAATAAAGTCCTCACTGGAGGTCATGGCGTCGCCCAGGGTTACAGTAATCCCAGTGCCGTTGACTGTGACGTCAGCCACAGTTTTTCCGCCTGATGTGAATGTGCCCGTTGCAAGGAAGGTAATGCGCCCAGAAACGGTCATGGTCATGCCCGCGACAAACGTCACACTGCCAGAGACGTTTAGCGCGCCTGTTCCAGTCAAAGTCCCCGTAAAACCAGTGCAGTTGATGCTTTTTGCACTACGAGTACCGGAAACAGTGCAGGTTACTGCGCCTGATGCACCATCAAAAAACACATCATCAGCCGATGTTGGAACAGCCTGACCACCAATACCACCAGAGGTGAGCGACCATTTAGTTCCAACGGTTCCATCCCACGTTGCAGAACCGCCTACCCAAAAACGATTTGCCATTTAGATTGCCTCTGTCTGTACAACTTCTTCGGTTGCCTCTACCGATGCAACTTCTTCGGTTGGCGGCATTTCAAGAATGGCAATCCAATTGCTCAGACGCTCCTGCTTCATTGCCTCAATTTCAGCTTCCGTAAAGGTATGGTCTTCATCAAGATACAGTGCATCGCAGAACGGGCCAAAAGGAGTGTCAAATTTAAAGATAATTTGCATGGTGAATCCTTATGCCTGTGTGAGTACAGCGACCACATCCCAACGGGTGTTTGTTGAGTTGTAGATGCAGCCAACGTAAAGCATTTTATTGATGGTGGTGACGGTTGGTAACACTGTCCCTACGACGGTGTATGTGGCGTTCCATGTAATAGATTGGCTTGTGCCGTTGTCTAAGATGCGAAATATCAGCTTGTTGCCATCTACTGGTGTCCCAATGGGCGCTGCCACTGTTAAACCAACAGCCTGTGCAGTCAGGTTGTACTGGTCACTTACGGAAATGTCAGGTGTAAGGGTGGCGGTTGATGCGGCCGTTGATGTGCGTGGATTAATCCGACTAGTACCAATAACCGCGCTGTCTAGCGTTCCGCCGTTTATATCCACAGAAGCCAGTGTTACTACGCCCGTTGAGTTAGCAATAGAGCCTGCCGATGTTCCGTCCTTAGCCTTTAGGTTCGTAACCTCTATATTGGTAGTATCTACGGTTGTAAAATTTGCAAGCCCGTTTTGATTGGATACCTTTACAAAATCTGAACCGTTCCAAGCAATTACTGCGTATTCGCCTTGGACAATCGTTACTCCCGTAGTAGGCCCTGCCCCACGAAAAACAATAGACTGTGCGCCTACCGCCTTGTTAATGACTATGTAGCCCTTAGAGCGGGCAGGGGCCGTGATGTTTCTTGTGGTTGTGCCCGATGCTGTAGCCCAGAGAATAATTGCCTGTCTTGCCTCATTAGCTGCTCCAGTGGTATCCGTTAATGTAATATCCGCATCAGGAGTGATGGTAGTAGTACCTGCTACCGCCGTGTCTAAAAGGGCTGTAAGCTGATCGTTGACTGCTGTTCCCCAAGTATTGGCTTCCGTACCTGTAACAGGTTGGGCTAGGCCAAGAAGGGTGGTGTAATTGATTGTCATCTTGTTTTCCTCATGCGGCTATGCGCGTCCACACGTTTGTTTGTGCATCATTAACTTGAACCCAACCAGGAGACTGTGAGTCATCGACATTCTGCCAGTTAACTGTTTGACTGTCATTAATATTCGTCCAAGCAGCCCCCTGAGAATCGTCAACCAAAGCCCAGCCCGGGGTCTGCGCATCAGGGACAACGGCCCAAACAAGGACACTTCCAACCTGACCAATCCCCTGCACGCCTGTAACGCTGACTCCAGCGTTAGCCTGAACTGATACTGTTCCAACACTGCCTGTGGCCAAAAGTCCCGTGACCGTGACGTTTGTCGCAACCTCAACCTGTGGAGTGCCAACTTGGCCCGTTGCTTGAACGCCTGTAGGAGATACCTCCGCACTCCCAGTAGACGTAACCGACCCAATCCCTCCCGTTGCTTGCACACCCGTGGCGAAGACGTCAGCATTTGCAGAAACCGTGACTGTCCCAACAAAGCCTGTGGCTGAGACGCCGGTGAGACTGACGTTAGCCTCTCCAACAACAGTGGCCGTACCAACAAAGCCTGTGGCTGAGACGCCGGTGACACTGACATCTGCATTTGCAGTGACAGTAACTGAGCCAATTTGGCCCGTTGCAGCAACACCGGTGACACTGACATTGGCGTCTGCTGCTGCTGTGACCGAACCGACCTGCCCTGTTGCAGACAGCGTGACCGCACCCTCACCCCATGGGGCCTCGCCCCAGGCCTGACTGCCAAATCCACCAAGTGCAATCCGTACATCGGCCACTTACGCCTCTTAGGCAATACGAAGTATTGCGTTTGTTGAGTCAGCAGTGGGAAAGATAATGGTAAAAGTGCCCGCTGTAGAGGCCTTTGAGCCACCAAAATCCAGAATACATACTGAAGGGTCACCTGCGGCACTGTCGTTGTAAATCATCGCTCCAAAGGCCGTTATCGTGGCACTGGTGAACGATAAGTCAGCAAAGTCTGTGAAAGCAGTTGTACTAGTGGACGTTGGGGTTACGTTTGTCAACGTACCCCCACCGGCGGCATACGTACCCGAGTTGGCCACCTCATTAGTAACCGTGTACGCTGTTGTTGCAGCAGTAAACGAAGCACTGTTGTCGTATAAAGCCAGTTTAAAAGTGTTTCCGGTGCTGGTCGTGAAGTTGTGCACAGCCCGCATAAGCTCCACTTTAAAACTGGTACACATGAAATTACCTGAAAATGCCATTTTTAATCTCCTAACAAATGAACGAGGTTGGGATGACCTGCTTCACGCAGGCGGATTGCGATGGTTGCCCTGTCTTGATTCACGGCTTCTTCGAGATAGGCCTTGATTACGGATCGCACAGCGCCCCGAAAAGCCACAGCTTGGTCTCGAATTGCTGGATGGGACTCACTCCCAACATAGATAATCTTCTCAATAGCCCGATCGGCCAACTCATCAGGGGTCCAGCCACGTCCATTGGTGGTAGCAACGCTTACGCTGCCCAACAATACAGGGGATTGATTGCCTATCATGGTCCTGGTGACTCCGATTTAAGTTGAACACGTACCATGCCATCACGATACTCATCACGGCGGCGGCGACCTTGCTGCTCAATACCCAGCCCTTGGAGAGCTTGTTTGTAGCTTGCGTCAAAAGTGGCCATCATTTCAGGTGGTCCCTTGGTATAGCTATATGCTTGGATCAAACAGGCATAGAACAACGCCTCTGGGGCGTTTGTACTGATCCATGTCGTGGTATTCGTCGAAGAAAGCTGTGCAGGACGATAGATATAGCCCAGTTCTGCAACAAACGCTGCATTTGGAGTGGGAGCAATGTAAAAAGTATTCTGGTCCCACACGGAATAGTATTTTGGAATCCCCGTTGTGGCACCGTTTGGCCAATACTCCTTCATAAAGGACGTATCGCGGAACTCCAAGAATATCTGGTCCGTGCCAGAGGTGATCATCAGGTAGCGATGAGTCAAGATATCACTAGGAGCTGACAAAAACTTGTTGCCGCTGGTCATACTGCCCGTCACTTCAAGCTTAAAGACATCCAGATCGATGTCTCTCAAAATTCTGTTCTCTGCAAAAGTAATGAACGTGTTTATTACTGCCGGAGTAAAGACGTTTGCGTCCACTTCGGTGTAATTTCTTATGTTTGTTACAAGCTCATCGTATGTCATGATGTCTCCACCGTCACAGAACCCACCACACCCTGAGCAATCAAAGCCTGGTCTTGTACGTATGGGCGCATGTCATTGGTATTCCTGGCACTTCCGTAGCTTTGAAAAGCAGAAAAACCAGGCGCACCGACAAACACCGATACAGGCTCAATTCTATCTGGCCTTGGCTCATAAAGGGCGATTGCATCGCCTCTATATTTCAAAGGTTCGAGTTGCGGCTCTTTTGGCTCGTAGTCGTCCGGGCAGACTTTAAATCCGCGCCAGTTCTTGCGAAGCACGTTGTACTCGTATCGCTGTCCGCAATAGTCACACAGGCCATATGAAAATTTACCTGTTGCGAAGGCCATGCGTTACACCCCTAAGTCGGGAACAAAGTTAACGCTGGCAGTGTCTCTGTCTTCCATCGCGGCGCGTAGGAAATCTTCTTCGTAAATGCTCTTCAAAGCGCCCGTGCGATCGGGAGCATACTTGAGAGAGATGTAGTACGCCAGTCCTGATGTCAGGCATGGCAAAAATCTAAAGTTGACGTCTGATGTGTTGGTGTACGCGCCAGCGTCTTGGATGCGACGAATTCTGTAGTACACAAATGTGTAGCTTTGGTCCGCCGCAGGATAGAAAAACACCTTTGGCACGTTTGTTCTCTGTACATAGTACTGAGCAGGGCGTGCCTGGGATGTCTTATCAGGGATGTTCAAGTACTCAGAGCGACTGATACGATCAATCGTGATGTCCGTCAAGATGCCCTGTGATGGGTCTCGAATGACAGCGGACAAAACGTTGACTGTGTCCGTATCTATGGCTATCTCATTGTTCCCCTGAACTAGCGCATACGTAGCCTGCTCAATTGTCCAAAGGTTCAGCCCCCTATTTGCCCAATCAAGAAACAACAGATTGAGAGAACGACGCGCAGACTTAAGCTGGTAGCCGTTTGTGCCACGTATGCCGCATCTCTCAAATGCTTCTTCAATCAGGTCATCAATTGACAGATCAAAGGTAGTTGTTCCTGAAGTTGTCATTCTTTGTATAAATTATCAAAGGTTTGAGCCGCATCCATATACGAGTCATCTTGCTCTGCACAGTGAATCCACTGACCAGGCCTGAAATCAGGGGCACCCTCTCCGGTCTGCCAAAAAGCAGGGCTCGTTGCTCGAACCCTATTGTTTGGCAGTGCCACAATATTGCCTGTCCACTTGCCTGCATCCGTCAAAGTCAAAACATGACTTTGTTTGTGTTGTGCAGGGCAGTCGGCCACTTCGCTCTCCGTGTAGTCCACCGTAAACATGTATCTTCCGGTGTAAAACTCTCCGTCGATTTTGCATAACCAGGGGCTGGGACTTGTGCGCGCGAATTTTATTACTGTGTGGGTGTGAGAAGGACAATCCCAAGGCTGTGCCAAGTGTGTAGGCATGCGCTCGGGCCACTCTTCTAGGGGAATATCCCCCACCAATGCAGTAATAGGCATTCTCGCCCACATTGCCCCGCCATGAACGTTCTCTGACCCGTCTACATGGCTTTCACACCCTGTAAAAACAAGTTGAAAACTCAAGCAACGATCCGGCATGACATTTACTGCAATAGCGTTTGCATGTAAATACTCGCCTTGGTACTTCTGATGCATGTGCGTAAACTCACGTCTAACCCAGCATTTGAAATACGGAATGTTGCTTATGAGATAAGACATTACTTAGCGCGTTTGGCCGTCTTCTTGGCAGCACCGCCAGCAGCGTAGCCTTTAGACATCATGCCTCCAGACATCATGCCCTTGGCCATGCCACCCGCAGCGTAACCCTTGGACATCATGCCACCGCCCATCTTGCCAATGGGCTTGCCCATTGCCATGCGCTTGTGCTCATTGATGTTGCCTTTGTTGGCCATGCCACCTTTAGCCATCATAGGAACACCCGTAGAGGTGCTTGTCTCGGAGATCATCTTGTTTTTTGGGCCGCTCTCAACAGCACCACCACCGCGAGTTGCGGCACCCATTCCACGTCCAGCCATGTTATTTCCCCTTTTTCATTGCACGGCCCTTAACGTCGGCCGTTTTACGTTTGACAGCACGACCCATTTTGTCGCCCATGTCAGAATCTTTCATCATGGAGCCATCAGGCATCTTGTGCATGCCCGCTGCGCCGCCTTTTTTCATTTTGCCAATGTTGTCAGCAGCGAAAGCCGGAACTTTCTTGCCATTTTTCATGACCATCTTCATCTTTGTGGTTGTCGCCATCACTGCTCCTTACTTTGCTTGTTGAATAAGTTGATCAATTTTTGCTTCAAGGCGATTGAAGCGTTGGTCAATGTGGTCAGTAATTCTCTGAACTTCTGCTTGAGTAACGTAATCACGTGCTACCTCCTCGCGTGTTTTGTTTAACAGGATGTCAATCCGCTTGAGCTCGTCAAATTTTTCACGAATGAAAAACCACAATCCGCCAATTGCAGCGGATAAAACGGCGGACCAGATTAAGTTAATGTCCATCAGCATTTCCATCTTGCTAGGGCAGCCGCCTTACGGGTAGGCTTGCCTTTTTCATCTTTCATTGGCCCCGGCATACCAGACATTCGAGCGCAAAAAGACTTCTTGCGTGCGCCACCTTTAGGCTGAGGGGCTTTCAAATTACTTCCTGTTGCCGCGTTGTACTTAGCACGGCCCTTGGCAGTCAAACCCGCCCCTTTGGAGATGGGCAATTTCTCGCCGCGACCAACCGAAAGGGAAGGGGGTTTTTTAGCCATAGAAAATTGTGGCTGAACCTACGTTTGCCACAGTTCCATGAACATTAGTACTGAATAAAACACCGTCGCCCGGAAACAAAAGATACGTAGGTTGCGTAGCAGAAGCCACGGTGTTAAGCGTCATAACGGTTGTGCCGCCTGACCCACCATCTTTAAATATCACACTACCCGCAGTGCCTGTTGGGACTATGTAAACAGCCTTGATCCTTGTTCTACCAAGAGCAGTAGGTGTTTGATTGGTAAATTGCCCAGTACCAGTTAGCGGCACACTCGCTTGTACATCAGTTGTCATTTTCCTGCTCCGGTTTTTCTGCTATCTTTTGCAGCCAGTACTGACATTCTTGCATGGCCCCAGCGATGGCATTTAGATTGGCTTCCCCTTGCCGCCTCTGAGCCTCTAACGCCTCAAGGCGCTCTTTAAGGTCTAACTCGGTCATGTCTGGCTACTGTACAGTGGAATGTAGCGAGTAAGGCCGTTGACCTTAATACGCAAAGAACCACTTAGTGAAGTGGGAGCAGCCGTGGTAAACAGTACATTGCCTGATGCGCCCGAAGCTACATTTTTGCCCAGTCTGCCAACGTCAAGGAGATTTAAACAAGGGTTGGTTGCAGATGACTCTTCACCAAAACCAATAAACGCTGTTGGTGTTGCGGCTCTTGTGCCTGTAAATTGGGCCATATCAAAAACGCCACCGTAAGTTGCGCCAATGCTTGTGCTTGGGCCTACATCCACTACGCCATGAACAGCAGCGTTAAAGCCTGTGATGGTAGAAGTTGCAGTACCTAGTGAGGTCTGGGCATAGCAGCCAATGATCGTGCCGCCAGAGACTCCAGCCGTGCGGGAATTAGCCGCGCCAACCAATGCCGCTACTGTGCCTGTCCACGTTGCCGCAGGGCGTACAGTGAAATCGGTGAGGTTGTAGCTGCCTGATACGTAATCAGCAGCGGTCAAGGTGTCGTCTGAATTAAAGCCGTTGTTAGACGTAACTGGGCCGGAGAACGTGGTTTGAGCCATGATTTTTCCTTACATGCAAGTGAGGGTGTTCTGTCTGCATGTCGTCAGCCGGGACTGTCAGAACACCGGAAAACCCCGGAATGTGCTCAATATACACCAAAAGAAAAAGGGGCACAAGGCCCCTTTTTCCATTTACCTGCCTATTAAGCGCCAGGTGAGCCGAACATGCCGCGTGGGTCGCTGAAGCCGAAGCTGTAGCGCTCACGTGCCTTGTAACGGACGTTACCGGTATCAAAGTCGCCTTCAAAGCCGGTCTTCATGGACACACGTGTGAACATCTTCATGCCGTTAGGTGCGTCAGTCTTAATGAAGTACGCATCTGGATCGGTAAGGAAGTTGTTGACTGTGTAGCCTTGAGGCACCATGCCCATGTTGCGAATGGCGTTGATGTCGTTGTCAGCAGTGCCAACACGCAAAGTGGATTTCAAAATACGATCTGCGGTAAATTGCAGTTCCTTAGGAATAATCAACTTCAAGCCTTGGACAGCGATCTTCAAGCCACGCTCATCGGTAAACGCAGAGATGTCAATCAGTGACTGCTCTAAGGAGGTCTCAGACAAGTCCGCTGGGGTTGCCAGTGTGTTGGACAAGTTGGGGCCACTCAAAGTAGGGTGAGAAGTAGAGCA